AAGAAGATGATTTTTATAAAACAATTGGGCACTTCTTTGCAACAGATAAACTAATGGCTGATTGGTTTAATAAGAACACTAATGTTAAAGGACATTTCTTACCTGCTGGGGTATATGATAAAGAGTGTTACATCCATGAGGATTATAATAAAGATGAGTTTGAGTATGATGTAATATTTGTTGGTAGTAAAAGGTATCATCATGAACATAAATACCGTGCAGAATTAATAGACTTTTTAAGACGAATCTATGGTAAAAGATTTTTACACGTTGGTGGAGATGGAGACACTGGAACCGTTCGTGGCAATGATTTAAATAGAATTTATGCAAAAAGTAGAATAGCAGTTGGTGATAGTCTTAACATTGATTTTAATTATCCATACTATACAAGTGATAGGTTATTTGAAAGTACTGGTCGTGGTGGATTTACTATCTACCCTCGTATTAAAGGTCTTGAAGAATATTTTATTGATGGAGAAGAAATTGTTTTTTACGAGCATGGCAATCTTGAAGATCTAAAATCTAAGGTAGATCAATATCTTGATGATAATTCAACAAGGGAACTAATTAGATTAAATGGTCATGAAAGAACTAAACAAGAACATACATATGTTCATAGATGGGCAAGCATATTAGAAACTTTAAACATAAAATGAAATATTTAGTTACTGGTGGTGCTGGTTTTATTGGGTCAAACCTTGTTGATAAGTTAATTAGTCTTGGTCACAATGTTATTTGTATTGATGATGAGTCTGCAGAATGTCATGAACAATTCTATTGGAACGATAAAGCACAAAACTATAAGTATGACATTTGTGATTATGATTTAATTGCACCACTTTTTAAAGATATTGACTGCGTGTTTCATGTTGCATCTGATGCAAGAATACAACCAGCAATATTAAATCCTAAAAAATCTATTCAATCAAACGCAGTAGGAACGGCCAACGTTCTTGAACTTTGTAGGGTTAACAAAGTGAATAGACTAATTTATTCAAGCACATCTTCTTCTTATGGTAAAAAGGCTTTGCTTCCAAACCAAGAAACACAATCACCCGATCCATTAACCCCATACTCTGCTGCTAAAGTTTTTGGTGAAAACCTTGCAAGAGTTTATTACAACCTTTATGGATTACAAACCATATCCCTTAGATATTTTAATGTTTATGGAGATAGACAACCATTAAAAGGTCAATATGCGCCAGTAATAGGTTTGTTTTTAAAGCAACACGAAGAAGGAAAATCATTAACAGTGGTTGGTGATGGATCTCAGCGTAGAGATTTTACACATATATCAGATGTAGTTCAAGCAAACACTCTTGCTTCTGAAGTTGAAAATGGATTTGGCGAAGTATATAACATTGGTTATGGAAGTAATTACGCTATACTTGATATTGCCAACATGATTTCAGATGATATTAATTTTATACCGTCAAGAATTGGTGAAGTGCAAGAAACTCTTGCGTCTAATGAAAAATTTAAACAATTAACTGGATGGGTACCAAAAGTATCATTAAAAGAATGGCTCATGAGAGGGGCAATAAAATGACAGAAATGATCAAAGCAGTAGTTAATGGAGATTTTGAAATTATGTTACCAAAGCATCGTGCAGATAGACCTGAGTGGTATCAACCTCATGGTTGGGAAAAACTAAGACTTAAATCAATGCATGAAAACATTGGTAAAGGAGATGTTGTTTACTATGTTGGTGCAGAAGAAGGAGAAATGCCTGCTTTGTGTCAAATGTGGGGAGCAGAAGTTGTTTTATTTGAACCCAATCCAAAAGTTTGGTCTCATTTTCCTCTTTTGTGGAGTGCAAATAATTTAGAAAAACCAATCGTTTGTATACCTGGTTTTGCATCAGATAAAGATAATAAACTTGCACGTATTTATTATAATGAATTTCCACCAGAAGCAGATGCACCAATTGAAGCAGCACATGGTTTTAAAGAACTTCAACATGAAGCAGATAAATATGGTCAAACAAAAATTGACACACTTGTTTATGAAAAAGGAATAAAACCACCTACCGCAATTTCATTGGATGTTGAAGGTAGTGAATGGCGTGTACTTGGTGGTGCTGAAAAAACAATGAGAGAATTTAGACCAAAAATTTGGTTATCAGGTCATCCAGAATTTATGATGATGTATTGGAAAGAATATTTGCACGATTTAAGACAATTTATTAAAGGTATTGGATATCAAGAAACTCTTATTGATTATCAACATGAGGTACATTTATTCTATGAAGCAATCTAACTGTTATTTATATTCTTTTAATGAAGAAGATTGTGCTGCTGACAAATGGGATTACGGTCTTCTAAAAGAAATATTTGATAACCATAACATAGAACAAATTAAAGTTAACTCTTTACCTATAACAGATAGAGCGTTTGTTGTAATTCCTGGACCACAAAATATAGGACATGAAAAACATATATCAAAAGAATTAAAAAATATATCTAGATTAGTTTTATTTATAACAGGGGATGAAGAAGGAGTCTTTGATATAGATAGAATAGATCATCCTAATGCTGAGATTTGGATTCAATACCCTCATAAAAAACATGAGCAGTATAATAAATTTCCGATTGGTGTGCCACAGCATTTAAAAAATAATTTGCCTAATTATAAGAATAAAATATATGATGCATTTTTTGGTGGACAAATTACACATCAAAGGAGGCAGCAATTAGCAGAAGTAATGCCATTGATTGAAAATGCCCTATACAAGCCTACAGATGGCTTTGCTAAGGGAGATAAGCCGATTGACTACTACAACAACCTAATGAGTTCAAGAATTGCTCCTTGCCCTGCAGGGGCTGTAGCAATTGATTCTTTTAGATTGTTTGAAGCAATAGAAATGATGTCTTTGCCAATAGCAGATCTTAGAGATTCAAGTGGTTTAGAAGATGATTTTTATCAACGTGTATTTAACAAAACAGTTCCATTTCATAAAACAAAAGACTGGAATGAATTGCCTGCTATTGTATTAAATTTATTAAAAGATTATCCAAACAATATGCATACTGTGGTATGCTGGTGGATCAAATACAAAAGAGATTTTGGAATTAAGTTAATGAGGCAAATCAATGCACAAAAATGATGTGACAATAATTTTAGCAACATCTATAATTCCAGACCATCCAAATACAGAAATGATTGAAGAAACAATAAATAGTATTAGGGCACATTTTCCAGATAATGAAATCATTATGCAAATTGATGGGTTGAGAAAAGAACAGTTGCATAGAAAAAATGATTACGATGAATATAAAAATCGTATACTTTGGAAATGCTTGCATGAATATAAAAATATTTTACCAATTATTTTTGATCAACACAGCCATCAAACAACAATGATGAGAGAAACAATAAGTGAAATACAAACATCTTTGCTTTTATACGTTGAAGGAGATACTCCACTAACTCCAGATATAGAGATTGATTGGCAAAAATGCTTGGATATGATTGAGTATGAAAAAGCAAATACGATAAGATTTCATTTTGAAGCATCTATTCCAGAACCACACAAACACTTAATGTTTAAATTAGAAGATGAATTTTTACAAACTGCTCAATGGAGTCAAAGGCCACATTTAAGTAGGGTTTCATATTATAGAAATGTAATCTTGCCACCACTTGATGAATGTGCTTTTATTGAAGATAGGACTCATGGAATAATTCAAGATGACATTTTGCCTTATGATAGTTTTAGTGAAGAAGGATGGGAAAAACACAAACTTTGGATATATCATCCAGAAGGAAACATTAAAAGATCATACCATTTAGATGGTCGTAAAGGAACACGTAAATATACAAGCGATGATGAGATTAGGGGATATACTGGATGACACTTGGAATTATTGCTAGATCTGATAATACTGGACTAGGAAATCAAACACGGGAGTTAGTTAAGATGCTTAATCCCGACAAAATTTTATTGATTGACTCACAACATTTCAATGGCAATGAACAACATCCAGAATGGTATAAAGATTATAATGTAACAACTACACTAAGCGGGTTTCCAACAAAACCAGAAGTAATAGAATTTTTAAGAGGTATAGATGTAGTCCTAAGTTGTGAAACTTTTTATAGACAAGATTTTTTACATTATGCTAAACGAAGAGGTATTAAAACAATCTTACAATATAATTTTGAATTCTTACTTAATATGTCTGTTCCAGAAGCAGAACTTCCAGATGTTTTACTTGCCCCAAGTTTATGGAATATAGATCAAATTGAAAAAATGGTTAATGGCAGATGTAAAGTAATCCATCTTCCACCTCCAACTGATTCAACTTTGTTTGAAAATGTTAGACAAAACAATATGTCAAAAGATCATAATAGATTATTGCACGTTGGTGGAAAGTTTGCAGCAAAGGATAGAAATGGAACTGATACTGTTTTGCAAATGCTTAAGTATTCAAAGGCAAGTTATGAGTTAGTAATTACAACACAAAAGTTTCCAGAATTAGATTTAAAAGATTCAAGAGTTACACTTAATAATAGTAACCCAGAAAATAGGGAAGAACTTTATAATGGGTTTGATGCTATGCTTTTGCCAAGAAGGTATGCTGGTCTGTGTCTTCCAATGAATGAAGCATTGATTAGTGGACTACCAGTATTTATGACGGACATATCGCCAAACAATTTAATTCTTCCTAAAGAATGGTTAGTAAAATCTGAACACATCAATAGTTTTCAAGCCAAATCGTTAGTAGATGTATATGATGGAAATCCAGAACATTTAGCAGCCATTGTTGATGAGTATATGGATAACAAAGATAAGCGTGAAATGAAAGATTCTGCATTACAAATAGGATTAAATCATTTTGCTAAAAATAATTTAAAGGATAAGTACTTAGACCTTATCGCTCATATGTAGATTTTTCTGAAAAGTTTGTAGTTAAATAATCTAACAAAAACATAAAAGAACTATCTGCGCTAGACAAGTAAGGAATTTGTTCTTGGTCCTGATTATATGAAAGTGCAACTAACCCACCACTTTTGTGAACCTTGACATCTTTTATTGTTTCTCCGCCAATGTTAAATGTATTTCCATACTTTGATCTCCAAAGTGTTGAATAATTTTCTTCAAGAATAGTTATTAGTTTGCTTTTTTTCATTGGCATTGGCACGTGAACTTCATAACTAATAGGGTTTGGTATGTCTCTTCTTTGTAGATAGGCATATGTTTTTCCTAGTCTGTGTAAATAAGTAGACCTAAGCCCAAGATTATGATACTGATTTATTTGATCTTCAAGTGATCCATTGTTATATATTTTTACTTCATCTATTTTATTTGTAATATAGAAATCATCATTCATTAATATAAAGTCTTCAGGTATTTCTTCAGATGCACAGGCAGCCCTAAGATTATTAAGTGCATTTTGATACTTATGTTGATCTTGTAATACTGAAATATAATTTCCAACATACCAATCTGGTTTTCCACCAACTACCCAAATTTTTGGATCATTAGTATTTTTTACAACAGATCTAATTGAGTATCTAAGTTCTTCGTTTTCACCATCTTTACATATGTATACAAAGTTCATTTTTATTCCTTTTTATTAATTATAGCATTTTATGATACAATTATTTTATGTCAAGCCATCAAGTTTATAATGTATCAAAAACTTCAGAACCAATACAAATTACTCCAACCGTAGAGCATAATGGGATGAATATCTACATACAAAATATTAGCGATTACGGATATGTTTATATTGGAACTAATCATCAATATTCAAAGTTAACCTTTGATAATTTTGGACACAGATTGGGTCCAAATGAATCAATAAGGATTACAACTGCAACATTAATAGATCACTTATATTTAATAACACCTAACGATAATGTTAAAGTTGCTGTTTTAAGAAAAAATGTTCCTGTAAAATATTAAAAATAACAGGGCAGTAATTACACCACCCTGCTATAACTTATTATTATTTTTTAACAGTTGTTGATTTCTTGGCAACTTTCTTTGCTGCTTTTTTGACTGGCTTAACATTTTTAAGTGCAATCTCTACATCTTTTGCAACTGCATCAAATTTTCCAAAAGATTTATCCTTTGGATTGGCTGCACGAAGTGCAACTGGAACTAATGCTGCTACAAATGCTGCCCACATATCTTTAGGATCTGTGATTCCAGCGGTGTATAGAGCAATTACGCTTGCAAGAACTGATCGACCATAACTTGAAAGCATTGCTTTTAGTTGTTCATTATTCATTTAATCACCTCTTCCATATACTATTATATCGTAGATTACGATAAATCTTTTGCTGTTTGCTCAACGAGGGGTTTAAGTTTATCTACTATAAACTTTAGTTTAGCATCTGAATAAAGATCTGCCAGTTTAGGTTGATCTATTTGTTGTTCACAATATAAGATAATTTCATTAATTGCATTGATTGTTTCTTCAATATAATCATAGGCCACTTGTCTTGAATCTGATAAAAATTTTATAAAATGTTCCTGTGTTTCATCAGTTTCATCTTTAATAAAAGATAATTGATCTTTTAATGTATCTGCAATTGAAGACACAACTTTGTTGTCTAAAATAGATTGTCCTAATGCAGTTCTTAATAGATGAACTTTATAAGATAAAGATATAATTACACAGATACTTAAAAATAAACCAGTAAAGGTAATTAAACTAACTAACTGCATTTAGCAACTCATTTCTTTGTGCGTGTGTTGGCCAATAATAATTGCATTTTTCACAACATGGTTTATTGTATGGACTGCTTACTGCATACTGATACTTACTATAAAAAATAGGATCTTTTTTAAATAGATTTGCTTTATGTGTTGTTGTAATACGCATTACTTTATTGTCATTAAGCCAAAACATTGGCGGAGTTTTTCCCCATCTACCCGAACATTTTTCTTTAAGATCGTTAAGGTTATTTTCATTATTGATTGTTTTAATACCCCGAACTTTAGCCTCTTCTATCATATGCTGTATATAAGACCATAGACCAGTCTCATAGCCCTTCCACATAAGCACTGCTGGATGATTACGCCATGCTCCAGATGGTGACTCTCCTGACAACACCTTGAGTATTTGATACCCCTCAAGGATCTGTTTGTTAAGTCTTTTATTGTCTAAAGATTTTGCGGTATATGAAATGTTACTAGACGGAAGAAATGTTTGCATCAAATAGCCTTTAGAACCTTACAACGAGTACATGCTAAATAAGTATTACCAGTAAATGGACATGAACCAGCATTTGCAAGTATGTGTCCCTTGATCTTACACAAGAGTTTTTTAATAATCATTTTCCACCAGTCCTAACTAGGAATACTATAGCCCCATTTTCTTCTAAGGCTTTTTTAACTCTTACCATATATTCTACAGCAAGTCTCTTGTCTCTGTCAAACAAACTCATAAAACTTTTTTCATCTGCTCTTACTGTAATAAAATGCTCATTGTCAATTATGTCTACGCCAAATCCACTTGGAGGAGTCAAAGATCTAACGGCTCGTTTCATTTCATCTGTGTACATTGTTGCCATCACACAAAAAGTTAAAAAGTTGTTTATTATTATATAAATATTCTACCATTAAACTGCCATCAAATTTACTTGGTATTCCTAAATAAGAATGTTTTTTAGCATATGAGATTGCTAAATATTGAAAACAATATAATTCAAAGCCACTTTCAGATCCAGATATATTAGGAGTCAACAATTCAATAACCTCTCCTCCTGGCGGCATAAAAATAGTATTAACTAATCCCGAAGATGTTGTTGAGATTACTGTTTTTACATCATTAAAATAATTTATTTGTTCTTCAAAACTATTAAAGTTTTCGGGATATACTATTTCAAAATTACAGGATTTAAAAAAATTTTCTAAAATTTCTTCATTATGCATTCTAATATCAAAATCTGTTATAATAAAGTCTATTTCATCTTGCTCTATCCATTTATTTCTTTTTAACATTTCGTTTAAATAATATTTATTTCTTTTTCCAGAAATATATCTTCTACTTACATATACTTTTTTAGTTGGATTAGTATTAATTGATTTTACGAATTGTTTAACAGTATTATAAATGATATTTATCTTGCCATCTGAACCATCTAGGCCTTCAAAAAAATAAAAATTATTTATTGCAACAACACATTCATTTTCTAAAAAAAGATATTTGATATTATTATTATCTAAACATTTTTTAAGAAAATCTAGATAAGGCTGTCCACCTTTTCTAGAAACAACACGATAAGAATCTATAACTATTAAAGCATCTGGAAATTTTTTATTAAATGACATAATTTGTGGAATTGTTTCAAGAAAAAAATGATAAAAAATAGAATCACTAGGAATAAAAAGTTTTAATCTATTATCTCTAAGATCAATTCTTTCTGCTTTAGAAAAAATATGTTTTGATTCAAATGTATTTCTTTCAATAACTTGAATTGGATAAAAAGAACGAGACAATAAACTATCAATGCTGTGAGTGTTATCATTAAGTCCGTGAATAAATTTTTCTTCTTTAAAATATAACAGTTGAGCAGTTTTATCTAAAAAATCATAATTTCTAAATCCTTTTTTATCTTCAATATTATTAATATGTAAAGCCATTAAAACCTCCTATAATTACATTATACCATTTCAACGTAATCACCGCAAATTCCATAACAATTTTGATATTGATTTAAATTTATTTTTTTTAAATCAACAATAATTGATTTTATATTAATTTGTTTTCCTGGATAAGTCCAAATATACCCATTACTAGTAAGAGAAAAATCATCTGTCTGATGCCAAAAAAATTTATGATTATTTTTATCAAATGTATGTAAGGCTTCTAAATTTTTACAATGAAACCAGGTAAAGTTATTTATTTCTTCAATAAAACTTTCAGTTATTTCGTATTCTGGATTATCATGACCAAGATACCATTTTTTATCAATTAGTCGTATATCTACTTCAACATCAAAACCTTTTTCAATTGCTTGTATTAAAAATTTTGGACTATTTTCTAAAACATTTGGACCAATTAAATTTCCTCTATGAGAAATAAGTTTCATAAATTATAATTATCCCAATCTATACTCTTAAATCCACTATCAGTAATAATATTTATAGAAACTGCCCTATCTTTATCATCAATATAAAGTTTATCATTAATTAAAAATCTTTGACCACTTGTTATGCCCATTAATAAATAATCCCAACATAATCCTAAATTATTAAGATGTTGCTCTGTTATCTGTCTTGCAGACTCTTTTCTTGCGGTAGTTAGTATAATCTTATAGCCTTTTGCATCCCAGTCATTAAATTTTTCTATAACTCCATCTAAAAGAATTGGCTCCGTTAAAAATATATTATTAAAACTATGAACATGTTTAAGTATTGTTCCATCAATATCACAAAAAATTGTTTTTGGTTTATTAAAATAGTATTCTTTTTGTTTTGAAATATAAATTTCTAAATCTTCTGGAGTTCCGACAGCCCACATTTTTTTTAATGGAAGCGCATATATTTTTTTATTATTTAATATAGCCTCATTATACACAGGAGCAACATAAAACTCATCATTAACTTTTATATTTTTTTCTATCATCTGTTTAGCAGAAGTAACGTAATCAGATCCTTTAGACCAATAATAAACTCCTGCAGTTGCATCATTGCTTATTTGTATTTTTTCTGCAACTTCATCAATTAAACCTAAGTCATTTATTTTTACATACGACCACTTAGGGCCCTCTGCTTTAAATGTTACAACTACTCCATCTAAATCACGATCAATAAAATTTTCAAAAGATTTGCTGTCCCATTCAATAATTTGATCAGAATTAAAAATAATTAATGGGTTGTCATTGTTTATAATATTTTCTGCATAAAGAGTTGTTCTAGCAGCACCATCAGTTTTTTCATCTAATTGTATGATTGTACATCCTGGAGTAATTGAATTTAATAACACTTCAAGATTATATTTAAGGTAATGTGTTTTTTGAACAATATAAATGTAGTTTCCATTAATTCCTAAACTATCAACAACATGCTCGATCATTGGCCTACCAAAAATATCAATTAAAAATTTTGGTACACTATACCCAGCATCTATAAACCTTTGACCATTTCCAGCCATAGGAATTAATATGTTAATTTTTTTCATTTATTTCATTGTCAAATTCTGCCATATTTCAGACCATTTAGATTTTGTTTTATGGCTATTAAACTCTCTAGAAATTTTACCTTTATCTAGATAAATACCGCCCCAAATTCCATATTCTTTTTGTGATATGCCAACAGCAAAACAAGTTGATGCAACTGGACATTTAAGACATACGCTATCAACACCATGCCTAATATCTGGAGTTTCTTCATACTTATCAAAAAATAAATTAGTATCAAAATCCTTACAGGCAGCGCTTTCTTTCCATAAATGTTTATTCATATTGTTTATACTTATCTGGCATTGTCCAACCATTACGGTTTGCCACATATCGTTTTTGAATATTCCATCTATTGTTTTTATATACTCCGTTTTTTTGAAAAACAGCAGAATCTAATGGCGTTAGTTCAAGAACATCCCAACCATCCCAATACAACTTGCTGTTATTAGAAACAATGGTTTCCATTTGTTTTAAATTATTGACAATCATTCTAACTCCTTAGTATTGAAATGTTCCAAATTCAAAATCTTGCGCTTGTGCAAGTTTTGCTATATTTGATAGTGGTTGGTTTGGTTTTGATAAGTAAGCAAAGTAATCAACTTCATGTAGATTTTCTTCAACCCATGTATAGTGAACCTTAATAAACTTAACTTTAATTCCTCTAGCCTTTAAGTTTCGTTCTGAAACATTGCAAAACTCAGAAGCAAAATCATTTACATTTGATGGTCCAAGTGAATATACTATAAACTCATGATCAGTTTCTTTTAAACCAGATATCATTACACCCATAGCACGAAGAAAAATAGAATACTCATTGAACTCATTCGTTCCTTGTACTACGACCTTCATTTCTTTTTCCATTCTTTAGGTGGTCTAAAATATCTAACATTTTTACTACTTCTTTTTGATCCATATCAGTAAAGTTGATTGCTCTTGCACTTTCTTTATCAACTTCACCCTCTTCTACATCTGCTTCATAAAATATGTTATTTCTAACCCAATAAGCAATTGGACCAATAACTAAAACACGTACAGTATTCTTATCTTTGAGTTTTGTAGACTGAGATATACGTTCTACCTCTAACCCATATGGCAAAAACTCAGAAAGAATATTATGTATTCTAGTCTGACTGTATTTAATTTTTGGTAAAGATCTACTTTCGTTTTTCTTTACTGTATAAAGTATAGCCCAAATACCACAAATTGTCAAGAATGTTACAACAATTTCATTCATACATATATTGTATCACTGTTGCGATAAAATTCTTTTGATTTCCTTTAGGACTGTTTTGTAAATATCATCCAACATCTCAACAGATTTTTCATCGAAAGACTTTTCTGTTAATCCAACATCTGGATTATCTTGCAATAGGTCTACTGTAATAAAACCCTGCTCCCATAAAAACATTACCTCACGGTTTAATTGTGTTTGGTGTATGTCAAATAAGTCTGGATTAATATCTTTTAATTTGTCGGTAAAGTTATAAATTGCTTCACCTTCTTCATTTAAACCAGCATATTCAATTGCACCTTGTTCAACTAAGTCTATAAATATTAAATCTTCTTGTTCCATTTTTTACTCCCTATAGTCAATGTTAAGGATACATCTAAGTTCTGATTCTTTTGGTTGTGTTGATGAATGGTAATAACTTCCATCAAATTTTATTGCAGCACCCATTTTTGGTTTAATAGAATGTAGAATTGGTAGATTGTCAATATTTGATAAGTCTTCTCCAATTTTTTTATCAAAAATAATCGTATCTCCATCTGAAGAGTTAAAATAATATAGAAAAACGTTGTGAGCAATTGGATTGTCTACGTGTGGATAATTATAGTTATCATAGTTAGACTTAGTTAATATATTAACTCTTGCACGAAGAATTGCCTTTGGTTTAATATTATGTTTTGTACAAAATTTATCAAAAATATATTCATATTCTTTATTGTTTAAATCCTGTACAACTTGAAAATTATTATAGGATTCTTTTGCAACTAAAACCAAAGATTTAGGAATTCTTTGTTTTTGGCCAGGAATATTCATTACTTCTAGGGCTCTCCAAACTGCCCAATTTTTTTCCTTTTCATCAAAAATCTTGTTTGCAAATTCTACCTGTTCTTCATATGTTAAAAAACTATCATCATAAATAAACATTATTGGTACGACTCGCCTTGTAGTCTATTTTCAATAAGTCTTTCTCTTTCATCTAGAAAAGAATACGCATATGCCATCATCTTTTCTTTTCCAACTGGATCATTCATAATTTTATTGTAATGATGGCTACAAAACATTAGTTCGCCATTTACTCCAGTTACAGATACATATGCCTGTGCTGGACAAGAATCACACCTGTCTAGGGGTGTAAGAAGCCATTTGCGTTCAGCGGTTTGCTCAGTCATTCTATTCATATTATACCTTCTTATTGTCGGTGGAATAAAAACCCTTACTATTAAATTGTACACCAAATGGAGTGTATTGTCTAGTTAGGACACCGTTGCATTTTTCACAAAAATATTTAGGCTCATCTTCTAAGATAGATCTTTCTTTAGTGATATTTATTGCACAACTATTACATATGTATTCATATTTTGGCATAATTTAATCCTAAAGTGATGATATTGTTATTTTTCGTTTAGGGCATTTAATAGATTTAATTGCTAACAATTCTTTTTCATCTACAGACAAAGACCATCTAATTTTAATAGATATCCAATTTGTAATGTATTGACAATGATATGCTTTATTTGGTGGCATCCATTCTGCTGGATCTCTATCTGATTTTGATCTATTTGAAGCACCTGTTACGGCTATAAGATGTATCTTATCAGTTTGATCATTTGCATACAACTCACGTCTTTTATCATCCCAAGCAGATGCTCCAGAGTCCCATGCTTCAGCCAATGGAACCATATGATCTACATCTAATTTTCCAGCATCAGTTACTTTAACACTATCATAAATGCTATTCCATTCACCACCAATAATTTTACACCCAGACTCTACTTTTGGCTGAACAGATGCTTCTGAAATTATTACTGCTTTACGTGAATCACAACCATTTCCAACGCCAACCCAATGCTTAAACTTAGCCCTTACATAGCCTGTACGAGATTCTGGGGCAACTTTAAGTACTTTGATAGCATCATCCATAGACTTATATGAAATAGCGCTTCCTGTTGAAGCATATGCTGAATTTGTAAATATAAAACTAATTAATAATAAGGCTAAGACATTTTTTGATTTCATTTTTGTCCTTTTGTTTTAACTGGTTCTCCAGTAACTCTATCTTTTCTATATCGTTCAGTACCATCTTTATTCAATGCAACGATATATCCATCACGCAGGATCATGTGATTAAAACCAATCTTAGTCTTAGCCTTAAATGACATTACTTTGCAGCCTTCTTTGCAACCTTTTTAGCGACTGGACGCTCTAATTTTACTTCAAGTGGAGTTGCTTCTTCACCTTTGTAAATTGGACGACCCCAGCCAACAATGGTATTGACTAATTTTTTCTTATTATCTTTTACATATGCCCTTGTTTTTTCGGCACACATTCCGCCATTTCTTTGATCTCCTTTAGCAGATCCGGCAGTATTTCCTTCAATGGTTTGAATGGTTCCATCGCCATTATTTTTAATACACAAACCTACGTGAGAAATTCGGTTAACTCCGTCATCTGGGAAATCGAAATAAATCCAGTCTCCAGGTGTTGGGTCATCATTGCGAGCATCTGACCATCGTTTATTTTTCTTAAACCAATCCGATGCTGCTACTGTCGAAGCAGACTTTGGATATTTCTTTGGATCTAATCCTGATGTAAATGCAGACCAAGAAACAAAAGATTGACACCAAGGAAGAAAGTTTGCACCTGTCCACTTGCCGTATTTTGTTTCATTATCTTTTGGACCTTCAATAGTTCCAACTTCTTTCTTAGCAATTTCAATAATTGCTTCTACTGTACCTTTTTCTGCCATTTTATTCTCCTTTGTTATCATTATAATTTAATTGTTCTTGAAAAGTATTACCAGTCTTTGTTACAAGGTTCTTTTTTATTAATTCCCCGTAAGCAATACAGGTTTTTTCATACCTTGCATACATAAAACGAAGTTCTGCTTTTAATCCTTCTATTGTATCATATTCCATTTTTTCTCAATTCAAGTCTGGGTCTATTGTAATAAACCCTTTTGGATGTGTTGTTTGTGTTGTGTGCATATAAAGAAGCGTCATGCGATTACCAGACTCTATTGGAGTTATTCCATGTTTCCATTTGCCCCCATCACTAATAAAAAAAACAGCAGAGTATTTTTTAGGAGAGTATGTAAATGAAAAACAGGGGAAAAAAATATCTCCACCAGTAAAATCATCATTTAAGTATATAACAGAACTATATTCAATAAATTCTTCTGGATCTTGATCGTCTATATGTACTTGCCCATATCCTCCTGCACCCCAAATTGACCCGAAACATTTAAAAGTTTTTATATCTTTTTTTTCTTTAGGATTTAGTTCTTGTAAAACTTTGCTTGACTTTAAAGCATATTTTTTTTGAAGTTCTAAAACTTTTTTATTATAAGGAAATGAAGTTCCACCAAACCTTGTTTTATAATAATCTGGATATGGATTGACCTCAGAGGGGTTTTTCATCTCTTGAATTAAAATATTTGCATCATGTGGATCTATAAAATTATCAATAATAAATGGTTTAATCATAATTTAAGCCTCTCCTGTTGAAAAATATCTTTTTTCTTCTACTACATTATGATACCAATTTGGTAAAGAATATTTAATTCCACTAGTGACTGGTTCTATTTGATGAACATATAAAAAGTTTGATGGAAAAAAAATCATACTTCCTGCTTCTGGTTTTAGAGAAACTTTTGAATTTGGAAAAACAATATTACCACCTTGATAATCATCATTTAAATATATTAAAACTGAAAGACTTCTAGTGCTAACTCCTTGATCCGTATGTGCTGGAAGATATCCCGAATTTTCATATTTAAGAACACGCATTATATCATCTCTAGATCTAATGCTTAAAAATGGGTATATCTCTTTATATTTATTCATAAAAACATCTAATGGAGTAAAAAGTTTGTCAGCAAGATCTGTTAATTCATCATAAAAAAAATCTTTTTTATTTATTTGTTTTAATGGAAACAAATTTTTCTGTAAACAAAAAAATTGTCCATTGTCTTCCCAAGGTTTCCAAGTTTCTGCTTTAGTTTGATTACTAGGAAGTTTGTGTTGTAAAACTTTTTTATCTAAATTTTCTAAATCTATAATTATTTGCTGAGGATTTTTAATAGCATTCTTGAAATAAACTAATCCTAAATCTAATATTTCAAAATCAGACATTTTCATTCTCCTTTATAACAATGCTTGTACTTATTGGAAAATATTTATTTGTTTTTTGATCTAAATCAGACACAACACTTGAATATTGAACCCCAGTATTATCAAATGGTAAATAACAAAAGTCAGTAATATTAATATTTTTATTAATCTCAAACGCCTTTAATTGATTTCTATTTTGTTTTAAATATTTTATAGCATTATTATAATTATAATAAAGATCAATCATAGAGTAAGAATCTTCTAAATTATTTGTTTTTTTAATGCTATATAGATTAGATGGACAAGAATAGATAGCAATATTATTTTTCATTAATGTTGTTAGAAGAAAAATATCTTGACCATAGTATTTAAATATATCTAAAGATAATAAGAATTTAATATTATTTTGTTGTAAAAACAAAAAATTTGTATCTATCCAATTATTTAAATAAAAATTATCAGAATGTTTTTCTTCTTTTTTAATTACAAAATCATTTAATGTTAAACTTAAATTTCCTTTGCCAGATATAACTGTGTTACTATTTAATTTTAAAAAATTAACCAATTCTTGATCCCAATTTTCTGTCAATGTTATTTGATCGCTAATCTCTAAATAGTAATCACATTCATTATTTAACATTTGATTTCTATAATAAGGAATTCCCATAAAATCATCCCATTTTATAAACCTATATGTAATATTATGGTAAGAATAATAGTCTTTTTCTTTACTAACATTTGATTGGTCAAAAATAAAAAACTTTAAATAAAAGTTTTTACTAGATAAATTTATTAAACTATTAATTGAATCTAATAAATTTTTATTTTTATACGAATATATAAAAATATTGATTTTTTGTTTCATTATAGCAATGGAATCCAGTGCTGTTGGATTGCTTGTTCATTACCTAATAAACTTTTTAATGGAACAATGTCGTATGCAAGGGTAATTCTTGGACCTTCCCAAGACCAATCTGCCATCGCATGTGGATGTGCCATTTCAGAAACAATCATTCTATTATTGATGTTATGGTTTTCAACATCTTTACCATTAACCTTATAGTGTGTTATTGATGGTTCTGCATTTACTGAGTAATAGCCATGAAAAAATGGTGCTGGATGTGGACCATGATCATGCCAATTTAATTTACCCTTTTTTGTATAATTGATATTAAACCAACCCTGAACCATATACTGCTGACTGTCAAAATCTATTTCATAATATTCACAAGCCTCATGAATTAATTTTGATAAATTTTTAAAAATTTTATGAATATCTGTATTATAAAACTGAAAGACGTTATACTCTCTCCATTTAATTGTTGAAATGCTTTGAGATTCAACAAAATTATCTTTTTTTAAATCTAAAGGGGTTATTCCTTTAAGTTCAATATCATTAATTTTTTCATACTGTTTAATTAAATATCCTTGAAATCTTTTTAAATCAACATCTAAAAATGTTTCAAAGAACTTATGGTCTTTAGTCATTAAATAACTCCATTTCGTTTATATAAGTATATCATAGGTATGATTTTTTCTGCCATGTCGTTCTTTTATAGTATCCAGTTATATCAGTTCTTCGTTTTTCCTCATAGATATTTTTTTTATCATAGGCTTGGTTAGTAGTAATAACTTCTTTTTCCCAGTTATCTCTTTTTATAGGAATCATTTGACATATTGGGGTTCCTTTTGGAATTACCCCAAAAAAATTCTTTTTTAGAAAAAAGGGAATAAAGGCTGGAAGTCCCCAAACATCCGAATCAACTACAGCAGAAGATACATAAAATGGAAGATCATATCTATTTAGTGGATGCGTAATTAATATTGAATATCCTTTTGGAGTATCATAAAACCAATTCATACGCACACCAAAATGTATTGGATGGCAGTCTGATGGTATTGCTAAATCTACATTTGGCCTTTTATCCATCAATGCAATATTTTCTTTCCAATGTAATGATGGGATTCCTTTTTTATCTAATTCAACAATTAGATCATCTTCAAGACAATACATATATCCCATTGTTAACGCATCAAAAAATGGAAGACAAAGTTTAGTGGAAACATTGCTCCCATCTGCACCTCTATCATTAACTGGAGATAAATCTTTAAATTTATTACTATCGCCACCGTATGGAGCAAGATTTTTATACCAATCTGGAATACATTTTATAGCCTCTGATGGTGCAACAAAAACATCTTTTTTTGCTTCTCCACCGGAAGAAGTGAAAACTATTTTTTTATTTTTCATTGTACTCCTTAATAATTTTTTCAATAATTTTTTTATCTTTAACTATTATATCAAAAGCAGGGGTATTGTTTTTAATAACAAAAAATCCTTCTTTATCCATGCTGCTTTGTTTTTTAATTAAAATATATACCCATTTGGGATATATATGATGTAGATCCATATTTATTTTATTAAAAGTTAAAGTATTAGGATATACAAAAAATGGAGATTCAGATATTCCTTTAATCTCAACATCAACTATGTCATCAATAATCCAAGGAGTATAAAATTTATATTGTGCAAGATAACAACCACTCTGCTCATCTAAGGTTTGATCAGATGGATAAAATTGCCTCATCCAAGTTTTATCTAATGCATATAGTGTATTTTTTCTTTTTTCTTCAACCCAAATATCTGCATGTGTTGATTGCCTTAAAATAATATGGTTATCTTTTATAATTAATTCTGGTTTGATTCCAAAGTTAATAGTATATGCATTTATTGGTTTTATTATTTTATTTTTATACTTACTTTTTAAAACTGGTTTAATATCGGTCCACTTGCTTGGAACATTAGATGCAGATTGAATTTCATAAAAATCAATTTTTCCAGAGTTTACCCAATATTCTGATCCTAAAATATTATTTAAAAGTCTATGTTCAGTCATGTTGAGCCTCTTGCAGGAATCGAACCTGCACCATCCGCTTACAAGGCGGAAGCACTGCCACTATGCTAAAGAGGCACTTTTTTAATGTTGCCATTTATCTTCAATGATTTTAAAGACAACCTGACAAGGATCTCCACCATCATTCCATTCTTTGGCTTCTTCTTCAGTCATATAGGGATCTCCATCATGAGTATTACAAAATGGTTCTGTTATCCATCCCCGATCAATTCCATTATTAAGCCATATATCAAACTCTAGTTCTTCTGTTTTATCTATAGACATATTATATCCTTAAATACTAACTGTATCAATTGGACCAAGACATGATGTAGAAAACTTAATAGCAGATTGAACTGCATTAATAGATCTTTTACGAGCATCTTTTTGATTTTCAGTTGCATGTAAATGTCCTAATGCATATTGCATTCCAGACCCCATTACTAAATAGTCTCCAGTGTATTGTGTCAAAGACATATCTGCAGCACTATGTTCAAAGATCTTTCCTTTAACGCAAATAATCATTCCAAAATCAGAATCTTTTGATACATCTACCCACCACTCATTATAAAAATCACGAAGTTCTTTAATAAATTTAGTGTACATAAACTTTTCAATATTGTTTCCAGTTGGAATTGAAGGTTTGAAGTTATGTTTTATTCTATCTCCGTCCATGCTACCTGCATATCCAAACAGATACGGACCTTGTTGCCAAACTTTTGACGTAGCACACTGAAGTATGATATCATCGTCAGATACGCCTCTTTCGCCAGACATATAAATTTTTTCATCCTTACGAACAACGGCAATGCAGGTCATTTTTCTCCTTTTATTTGTATAAAAATATAATTAATCATAAAATTTTGGAAGTGGAAAATAGTGCTGTTCCCAAAATCCCTCATGCTTTTTCATATTAGAACTAAGAAAATCTTTTTGTAAAAGCATCTCTATTGGAAGTACATCATAGGCAATTGTAATTCTTGGACCATCAAAATCCCAATCAGACATTGCATGAGGAAATCCAACCAAAGATAACAATGCACGATTGTTAATATTATTGTTTATTTTTATCTCATCATTAATTTGATAATGTGTTTCAGATGGCTCTGCACTTACAGAATAATATCCATGAAAACCCAGAATTTTTTTATCTGGTGTGACATGATCATGCCAATTTAATTTTCCACCATTATTTTTATTATTAATGTTAAACCACGCTTGACAAACAAATTGATTACTATTATAATCAATATCATAATACCTACAGGCTTCTCTTGTCATGTCAACAACAGAAGAATAAAGTTCATGCATAAAAGGATAATACATTTGAAAAGCATTATATTCTCTAGATTTTATTGTAGATATAGATTCTGACTCTTTAAACATTTCATTTTCTGGATGAGCAAAATCAAACTTACTGACTCCATACATTTCACCATTAAGAATTCTGCTATACTCAAACTCTAAAGTTTTTGTTGCTTCTTTTAAATCTATATTTAAATCTCTATAAAAAAACTTTTGTGGTTTAGAATTTTTGTCAAAATAAGGCACAGTAGCCATAAAACCCCTTCAGTGTTAGATACATTAATTGTACCACCTAAAGGGGTCCTATGTCAAAGAAGGTCTTTGTCCTTATTTAGCCTTTTTGTCCACTGAAGAAAATGCTGCATTGATCTCTTCAATCGTGAGTTTGCCATCGTCAAGAAACCCTCTAGCCAGTCTCTCAACTACTGTTGCAACTCCTAACGTTCCAGCCAAGATAACAGCCTTTGCTGTGCTAATTCCTACTACTGCTCCAGCACCTATTACAGATAGTCCTGATGCTGCAAATACCGCAACAATTCGCATAAAGATATTATTTATGCTTGCAATTGCTCCTGATCCGACTTGGGTAGCCTCTTCAACTTGCTTTGTTCTTGCCATCTTTATTCCTTTCTATTTCTGATCGGACTTGTAATTATCCAAAGAGCAGTTGTTGCCATGATTCCATAACCAACAATAGTCTTTGCACTTCCGTCCAGAACAACCCAAGCAATAAACATACCGAGAAGGGTCCATGCTTGGTCTACCATATCTTTTAGGATATTTTTTATTATTCTTACCATCTTCTTCCTCCTCTTGAACCTGGTGAATTGGCTCCTCCGCCTCCGCCAGAACTTCCTCCGCTAGTAGAGCCACCTGTGGCTCCTCCTGTTGCTACTGCTGCTGCGTTAATTGCAGCACCTGTTGCTACAACTGTTGCTACAACCATATCTGTTGCTTCTTCTCTTTCTTCTTCAGTCATGTCAGCACCAATACTTCCAATTGCTGCAAGTGCTGCTCCTGGATCTGTAAATATTGCTTCTACCAATGCACCTGGATCTTCAACTAATTCAATATTTGCAGCAACTTCTGCAGTAATAACCAATGCATTTCCATTCTCATCTGTACGAACTTCAATTGGTGTTTCAGGTGGTAGGTCTGCATATGAAACTCCAGATGCCTGAACTTGTTCTGCTGATATTGATTCTCCAGGTTTAAGATTTTCAATTAATGCCTCAACAAGAATTTCTTTTTGTTCTTCAGTTAATTCTTTTCCATCTTTTGCCTCTTCAAGTATTTCTTTTAATTCTTCTTCAGCAGCCTTTTCTTCTTCTGCCTCAACAGCCTCTGCTTCTGCAATTTCCGCTAACTCTTCTGCAATTTCTGCTTCTTCTTCTGCTATGGCTGCCTCCGCTTCTGCTTTAGCATTTTCTATTTCTTGTTCCATAGCCTCTTGTTCAGCAACAATTCTATCTGTTTCTGCTTGAGCATTTGCTTCTTCTTGTGCATCTGCTTCTTCTTGTGCAATACGGTCTGCTTCTGCCTGTGCATCTGCTCTCATCTGTGCTTCTATTGCTTCAAGTTCTGCTGCTATACGATCTGCCTCTGCATTTGCATCAATCTCTGCCTGTATCCTTGCTGCCTCTTCAGCCATTTCTGCTGCTTCTTCTGCTAATTTTGCAGCAAGTTCTGCTGCTATTCTATTTGCTTCTGCATTGGCTGCAGCAAGGGCTGCAAGTCTGTTTGCTTCCGCCTGTGCTTCTGCTGCTTGTTGTGCGATCATCGCTGCTGCTTCAGCCTGTATCCTTGCTGCTTCTGCTTGTTGTGCAGATGCTTGGGCTGCTACTTGTGCTGCAATTGCTGAGGCTTGATCCGCTGCTGCTTGTGCATCGATGATTGCCTGGGCTGCTGCTGCGGCTTCTGCTGCTGCGGCCTCTGTTGCCAATCTTATAGCCTCTTCTTCTGCAGCAATGGCTGCTAGTCTTGCATTTTCTGCATCGATTATTGCTTGGGCTGCTGCTGCTTCTGCAGCAATTTCTTCTGCAGTTTTACCAATTTTTAATGTAACCACATTTGAATTTTCAGAATATAAAGGTAGTGTGTCATTATCTGATCTAATATGAAATGACCATACTGTTCCACTTGGCATTAGACTTTCAAGTAATGAGTGGCTAATTGTTATTGTTGTATTGAGGGAGTTAGGGCCACCAACATTTCCAGTTGCAATACCCCAGCCATTTTGTCCCTGAGTATTAAGACCTATAGCATATCTTTCTGGTTGAATATTGCCAGTATTTGGGGCTTCCCAAGTTAATACTGTTGATGTTTCTCCATCTACTACTGTTAAATTTTGTGGAGCACCTATAGTATTTACTACTGGGGCTGCCTGCGAAGTAAATGCTGATGCTGGAATAATATCCATAGATCCAGATTGATCCCAGTGAAGGAATACATTTGCTCCCCCGCCATTTTCATAGTACATCAATTCTATAGTTTTTGGAACTCCTGCTGTAAAAGAAACTGGAGCACTTGTAGTTCCTCCACCACCTTTATCAACCCAATCATTTGTTATTAAAGTTCCATCAAGATATAGTTTAGTTCCATCATCTGCTGTTGCTAAAAATGATATTTCTTGGGTTGTATTGCTAAGTATTGATCCTGTAAATCTTACAATGACATCTTCTGCTGGACCACCAAGAACACTTCCACCACTCCATTGAAAATCAATATTGGGTACAGTTGTTACTAAAGTTGGAGACATTCCTTGTGGTATATAGGGAGAACCATTTTGACCTTGCACACTATAGACTTCTGCAGTTAAACCTTCTGTTGCATGGGCTTTGTCTGAGTGCCCGAAAAATAAAGACCCGACGACAAGGCCTAAAACAATTAAGAATCTAAGTGATTTTTTCAGTTTCCCTTCTCCTAGGTCAACACTGTTGACTACTATATTATAACATTATATTAAAAAGTGAGCAGTTTATAGACAACTACTCAGGTCTATCGTTCACGGGTATTAGCCTAACGACTCTCATTTAGAGCATCCGTATTAAATATAGCCGATCAATGTTTCATAATCTCTATAACTATATATTATACGGAATTATTTAATCTTTATAGATTTTGGTTTCTTTTCTTCTGGAACATTACGTGTAACTTGAATGTTTAACATTCCATCAGTTAGATCAGCAGTTGTTACTTCCATATATTCACCAAGAGCAAATGAACGAGTAAACTTACGAGCAGCGATTCCTTTATGTAATACTTCTGCATCTGTTACTGTTGTTTGTTCTCCTTTGATGATTAATGTTCCTTTATCTACCGCAATATCAAGGCTTTCTTTGCTGAACCCTGCTACTGCTAGAGTGATAGTATAATTGTCATCATCTAATTTAAGTAGATCATATGGTGGAAATCCACCTGCATTAATTGAATGTGCTTGGTTTAATCTATCTAATTCTCGATTAAATCCAATAAAAAAAGGATCTTTGAAAAGATCCATAGCGAACGTTGTTACCATTTTCTTTCTCCTTTTCAGCGAGTTATTTTATATCCCCGTTAGGCGGATACTATACTATTATAACACAAAAGGCAGGGAACTTATGTTACCCTGCCCAAAGTGTTGGATTATTTATTTCTTTTGTAGTTTTGCTACAGACTTGGTCAATGCGCTAACAGACTTCATCAAAGATGCGATCTGTGTAGTCAATGAATCGATCAAGGTTGCAACTGAGGCCTGTAGCACAGTTACCTGTGTTGCAAGAGCCTTAACTGCTGCGTTTGCAGTTGCTACATCTACCTTAACAGAGGCTACTGAATCAATAACGTTAACTGCTGGAAGAGATACAGTTGCAATTGCAGTGCTCTCTCCTTTAGCAAAACCAGTTACTGGAGTGTCTGCTATATCTGCTGACTGTGCAATAGTTACAAGAGATGCAATGATTCCAGCATCTGCAAGTTTTCCATCAAAGGATTGTAATATTGCAGAGGCATTTCCATTAGCATCAGTTACTGCTGAAGTTGAAGTTACTCCGTTGCCAAAGATTCCCTTAGAATCAACTGCAAAGTTAACACTAATTCCTTTAACTGGATTTCCCCAACCATCTTTAACAGTTGCAGTTACTTTTCCACTAGCAGTTGTTAATGTAATGTTTCTTGCTGTTGTTGCAACTGCATCATTAACAGTAAAGGTTGCAGTTTGTGTCAATCCTCCACCAACAACAGTTACTGTTGCAAGTCCAGGTTTCGTTCCAATTGCTGTAAATTCTTGTCCGCTTCCGATAGTAACAGTCTTTAAATCTCCTGTTAATGGACGAACAGTAGGTGCAGAAGTTCTAAGAACAACTCCGTCAGATGCAGTAACAACAAGTGCTACTCCAGAGACAGAAGTTCCTGAAGCATTCTTTAATGATGTTGCAATAGTTACTGCAGATGCAGTTCCTGCTGTTGTTGCTTGAACATCTTTTAATACTTTAACAGTCTCTGTGCTTCCACCAGTTAGTGTTAGTGATGCATATGATCCCGTTGCAGAATAGGTAACTGTAAGAACATTTGCAGATGTTAGCAGACCAGTTGAAGTTCCTGGCGCAGTAACCTGAATGGTTAATGCATCAACAAAGTTTGTTGTTGAAGTGCTTGAATCTTTAAATGTAATCGTTGCATCTCCATTGATATCAGTAACTGAAGTTGCAATTGTTGTTCCAAAGTTTCTGCTTGAAGAAGACAATGTTCCAGTAACAAAATAATATTGCTGAGGAGTGTCAAAGTTATTCTTTACATTAATCTTAAGGCTTGTGGTATCTCCACTTTTAACTACAGAGTTTGTAATTGATGCACTTAATAATGATGTAGAAATTCCAGTTGTTCCTAATGCACCCTGAGAAACTGAAGGAGCAGTATAGGTTACTGTAACAACAGAGTTTCCTGTTGCTAGAGCAACTGTAATTGTGAATGATCCACTAGCAGTAGTAGCAGAAGTAACGTATGTTCCAATTCCATTAGTTCCAATAACTACTGGATATGTTCCATTTGTAATTCCAGCAACGCTAGAAGATGTAATCTTAGCATTAACAATCGATCCTGCTGTTCCGCTAATTGACCAACCAAGTGTTGATGCAGAAGAGGTACTAGCAAAATATGTTGTTGATGTTGGTGTCTCAATTGCAACTGGAGCAACATACTTAACTGTAGATGTTGAAACTCCGATGGCACTTGAAAGAGCAACCTTTGTTGCAGTTGCTACTGGATTTGTTGTAAATGTTACGACTTTGGCAACTGATGGAGTTAAAATTCCACCTAAGTTAAATGTAAGAGTAGAACTTGTTGAACCAGTGTGCTTAGCATGAAGATCATATGATCCTGTTGATGCTGTAAGTGAGTCTGTTGACTCTAAGAATGTGTTTGTTGTTGGTGTTCCAGATCGGGAAGCGGTTGTTAAAACACTTCCTGGAGCAGTTAACTTACCTTTTGTTACAGTTAACGTTTCTGTTGATCCAACTGCAATAGTTGAAGAAACTGTAATTCTTTCTAGAGAATTACGAAGTAGTGTTGGAATACCATTGGTATCTTTAAGTGTAATTCCAAGATCGACTGAAACATCTCCTGCTGTTACTAAAGAAGAAGAACTTGTTTCTAATGAAACTGGAGTTCCTCCAACCTTAACATCTGCGGTAAAGTAAGCCTCTCCACCATCAATGGTTGAGTTTCCGCCAATTGTGTTTCCCACGTTGTCAATCCATAATAAAATTTTATAAGTTCCTGGAGTTCTAAATGCGTTTGACAAAACGCTTACAGAATCAACCGTAACTGTTTCATCACTTCCGCCTAGAACAACAGTTGCTGCAGTATTGTTTGATAAAGTTGCAAGAGCCACAAGAGTGTCTCCAACTGTAATTTGAGTTGTTGCGTCTACTGTTGCTGGTGTTGGATTTGAAATAATACGACCACGAACAGTTACTGTTTCGCTTGCCCCAGATGTATCTGAAAGAGCAATCATTGAAACAGAGACCTTGTTATCTGCTGCAGTTGCTGATGCAACGCCATTAGATAATGATGATGAACGGTTTGGAACGGTATCTACTGATAGAATTCCAGTAATTGCTGCATTGGCTGGGGCTGATGTAATTACAGACACTCCAGACAGGGCAAGCGCACTAACTGCTGTAACAGC